GGGAACTGGTGCCCGAGTGGGCCAAGAACAAACACAAGGAGATCGTCGAACGTAAGAAGCCTGAACGCGAGACACCCGAGGTAGATATGAACCGGCTGACCGCAGTGCTGGCAGCAAGTAAGATAGGAGGACTCTGATATGACCAAGAAAGAGATGATCATCCGCACCATGTGCGACTTTCCCAACCTCAACAAGTGGCAGATCGCCGCTCGTGTAGGGTGCCACCCCACCTATGTTAACCAAGTCGAGAACCAGTGGCTCAAGGACCTGCCCAAACGCGATGACGCACAGGTAGAGATGTTTCCAGATACTAACACCATCGACGCAATCCTTGCGGAGCGGGGTAGCTGGTACGGTAAGTTCGAAACTCACGCAGAGATCACGCAGCGGCTCAAGATGATGACCACCAAGTTCCTACGTAATCAGGGTAAGGAACTGGACTTCGACCAGCAGGAAGCACTCGACATGATCTTCCACAAGATTGGCCGCATTATCAACGGTGACCCGGACTATATCGATAGCTGGGATGACATCGCTGGTTACGCCAAGCTCGTAGCTGACCGACTCAGGGGAGACTCAAAGTGACAGACGAACAGAAAGATATCCTGACAAGGGCAGCGGCTGCTCTCGCCGAGCAGAACAGATTGCGTGATGCTGTCCGTAAGAATGATACGGAACTGCGTGCGCTGTGCCGAGCCTACGATAAACACTTTGGATTGTGGGGCTGCGCGCCCCACCATCTACGCATCGCAGCCGAGAATCACGGCCTGCTTGACAAGGCTGTATAGTTCGGTAATCTCCACGTGATAATAAACGGAGTAGCCCAGTGGACATCTATACGATTGATTTTGAAACATTTTATGACAGAGATTTCAGTCTCTCCAAGATGACCACTGAGCGCTACGTCCGTGATCCCCGGTTCGAGGCGATCCTGCTGGGCGTCAAGAAGAACAACGGACCAGTCAAGTGGATACCCAAGCCACTGATCGAGCCGTTCCTCAAGGCCGTCGATTTCTCCAAGTCAGCCATCCTCTGCCATAATACTGCGTTCGATGGGGCTATCCTGTCATGGCATTACGGCGTGAAGCCCAAGCTGTGGCTGGATACCCTGTCGATGGCACGCCCGCTGCATAGCGTCACCGTTGGCGGCAGCCTCAAGGCACTGGCCCAGTACTATAAGCTCGGGGTCAAGGGCGATGAAGTCGTCAACGCACTAGGTAAACGGTACGCTGACTTCTCTAGGCAAGAACTGGAGCGGTACGCTGAGTACTGCGTCAATGACGTAGAGTTGACCTACCAACTGTGGCTTAGACTGAAGAAGGAACTGCCGCCCTCCGAGTTGCTGGTGATCGACCAGACCCTGCGGATGTACACTCAGCCGATGATCGAACTGGATGTACCCCTGTTGGAGAAACATCTCGGTGAGGTGCGTCAGCGCAAGGAGGACATTCTCGCCGAACTAGCCAGCGCCATGGGTATGGATGCCAAGGTGGACACACTGGCCCTGAAGCCTATACTGATGAGCAACAATAACCTTGCTCTCATGCTGCGTGGTCTGGGTGTGGAGCCTCCGACCAAGATCAGCGCTCGCACGGGTAAGGAGACCTACGCTTTCGGTAAGACCGACAAGGGTTTCACTGACCTGCTTGAGCACCCTGACGAGCGTGTCCGCGCTGCGGTTGAGGCAAGGCTAGGCACCAAGTCTACCTTAGAAGAGACCCGCACCGAGGCGTTCATTGGTATTGCTGGGCGCGGCCCCCTGCCTATCATGCTGAACTACTATGGCGCACACACGGGTAGGTTCTCAGGCGGCGACAAGGTCAATCTCCAGAACCTGCCAAGTCGCGGCAACACTACCATCCGTCAGGCCCTGAAGGCACCGGAGGGGTACGAGATCATTGCCTGTGACTCCAGCCAGATCGAGGCTCGCACCGTCGCTTGGCTGGCTGGGCAGAACGATCTGGTTGAAGCCTTCGCTGAAGGGCGCGATGTCTACTGCGAGTTTGCCAGTGATGTGTACGGACGCATCATAACCAAGGCTGACACCAAGGAACGGTTTGTCGGAAAGACCGGCATCCTCAGTCTCGGTTATGGCGCAGGTGCTGCCAAGTTCAGAGAGATGCTGCGCATCCAAGCGGGCATCACTATCGACGAGCACGAAGCCGAACGCATCGTCCGCCTTTACCGACAAAAGTACTGGAAGATCGTCCAGCTATGGCAGACCTGTAACCAGATACTCAAGGACATGGCAGGCAACCGGAACGGTACACTCAAGGGGGTAATCACCTACGACGGTGACGGCATCATGCTGCCGAACAAACTGCGCATCACCTACCCTGCACTGCGTCAAACCAAGGACGGTTTCCAGTATATCAATGACGCACGGACATATCGCAAGGCGATCAAGGACAGGGTCACAGGCGGTAACCTCGACGACCTACCATGGGTCAAGATTTATGGTGGGAAGTGCCTATCCGCAGACACAGAAGTCCTGACCGAACGTGGTTGGGTGGCTATCACTGAGGTATCTACCAACGACCGCGTTTGGGATGGTGTTGAATGGGTGAATCACAACGGGTTGACCTTTCAAGGCTACAAGAATACCATCATAGTGGATGGTGTCAGGATGACACCTGACCATAAGGTTCTGACAGACAAAGGATGGCGCTGTGCATCATCGTGCGAAGGACTACACAGGACAGACTTTCGGATACCTGACGGCTACGGAATACGCCGGGTCGAACGGGAGCAAGTCGATGTGGACATTTACATGTCGGTGCGGGAAGCAAGTCACCAGAGTAGCAATGGACGTAACAAAGTATGCACGTCACGGCGGAACCCCGTCATGTGGATGCCATATGGGGGTCAAGATCAAGACCCACGGTATGAGCAAGCACCCGGCTTACTGGGTATGGCGGTCTATGCGCGACAGGTGCAGGCTACCTTCGCATCAAGCGTGGCACAACTACGGCGCTCGTGGGATACGTGTGTGCGAGAAGTGGGAGGCTTCGTTCGAAGCGTTCTGGGAGGATATGGGTCCATCGTACAAGCCGGGGCTGACCTTGGATCGCAAGGACAACAACGGACCTTACTCGCCGGAGAACTGCCGGTGGGTGGACTACACTACGCAGGCCGGGAACAGGCGCAGAGCATTACCCATAGACATCTCGAAAGCACACGCTCTGACGGGTATTTCTCGGTCAACCCTGAACTTTCGGTGGAAGCGGAGCCTGTCTATGACATCCTCAACGCCGGACCCAGATCGCGCTTCGTGGTCAGAGGTAATGAGGGACCGTTCATAGTCCACAACTGCGTCGAGAATATCGTTCAGGCGCTGGCCGGTATCATCGTGCGTTGGCAGATGGCTCTGATCGGGCAAGCTGGACACTTCGTAGCCTTCCAAGTTCATGACGAGAACGTCTGTGTAGTGCCTGCGGTCAGCGGTGAAGCTGCCGAGGCTGAGATTGTGCGTATCATGTCCACGCCACCGGCATGGGCACCCGACCTTCCTGTGGCCTGCGAGTCGGGGCGGGCTGATAACTATGGAGAATGCTGATGGTACATGTTGATATGATCGGACTGATCCTAGCTACATTCGTGGCCGGTGGTGCGGGGTATTTTGTGGGTCTGCTGTGGGGTGTCCGCAGGATGAGCGATCTTCTGGCTGACCTACACGAAGTAGAGTGTGCCCGTGACTACTACCGTAGCCTGCTCCCCGACCGTGACAGGACTGGCAAGTTCACCAAGAAGGAGCAGAAGTGATGCTCAAGTACGTGCTTCTCGCCACCGCTTTGATGTGGGCCTCCCCAGCAGCCGCTGACACCGAGTGGACCTACGTGGCCACGACCAATGGGGGGACCGTGATCCACGCCCGGACTTCCGACCTGCTCAAGGGTAGGTCGCACCATACCACGGCACCAGTGTGGGTGCGGATGGATGCCAGCAGGGACAGGACGGTAAGTTTCAGAGAGGCGAGGGTACTGTATGCGGTCAATTGTGTCGCACGAACCTCACGGTCTGTGCAGGCCACGGTCTACTTCCGCAACGGTACCACGCAGACTGATAGCGTCAGGGCCGAGGAGTTCATCATCCCTGACAGCAACCTCGACACGGTGGCGAACATGCTCTGTTCAGACCCTACGCCGGAGCCGAACTATCGCTGAGGAGTGGGTATGAAGAATGAGGATGAACTCGCCTTGGAAGTAGGTCAGCGCGTGATCGACGATGCTGATGCCCTGCGGATGTACATGGACGAGACCTTCACCGCGTCTTTCCCCATTGTCTGGGCGGGACGCAAGTTCACCATAACCGTACAGATGGAGCCGAGAGATGCGTGACAACCTACCGCTGCTGTTCATCCTGAGCGTGCTGGGCATCGCCGCGTGGATCGCATTCACG